AATACAAGCTCGAAGTGAACTTAAATTATTTGATAGCGATAGCAGTCATTATGTGTCGTTATTAGCACCTGCCACAGTTGCATCAAGTGTTACTCTTACTTTACCAGGAGATGATGGATCTTCCGATCAAGTGTTAAGTACAAACGGATCAGGCACACTATCGTGGGTTGATCAATCAGGTGGAGGCGGCTCAGGAGCATCTTCCTTTCCAAACAGTACTGTTACACCACTTCCTAGTTCAGAAGGTAATTTTGATTTAAGTTTTAACTATGCACAAACAACACAAGAAACACCATTTGAATCAGGTGGAACAGATCCGTTTGGAGTTAGTCTTGGTGAAGTTTATAGTAATATGGATCCAGCTGGAGATATTCCAACTGCAACAGATTTAGGTGTGTTTACTTAATAAATACACTGCTAGGAGAACACAATGCCAACCGTACTACAATTTAGACGTGGAACAACCACACAAAATAACGCATTTACAGGATCAGCTGGTGAAGTCAGTATTGATACTGATTTAGATACAATAAGGGTACATGATGGTAGTACTGCGGGTGGATTTACATTAACACAAAATGCCGCTACACAAACATTAACAAATAAAACACTTACAAGTCCAGTGTTAACTACACCAACAGTAGCAACTAGCATTACAATAAATGCTGCCGGAGAATTAAGATTTGGCGATAGTGATACAAGTAATTACGTAGGATTTAAGTCTCCAGGAACAGTAGGTTCAAATGTTATATGGACTTTGCCATCAGCAGATGGTAGTTCAGGACAAGCACTTGTAACAGATGCAAGTGGTAACTTGTCATTTGCAGCCGCAGGTGCAACAATCAGTGCAGACACTAGTACAAACACTAACTTTTTATTATATTTTGCAAGTACTACAACTGGTGCATTAACTGCTGTAAAGCAAGATAGCGGATTGATATATAACCCAAGCACAGGATCATTATCTAGTTCTGTGTTTATTGGTAATTTAACTGGTGTAGCATCTTCGGTTACTTCACAAGCAAATTCAGCCACAACAACAGCTGCTAGTACAAATACTGCTAACCAAATTGTACTACGTGATGGCTCGGGTAACTTTACTGCTAATATTATTACTGCAACTGCAACTTCTGCAAGATATGCTGACTTGGCAGAACGTTATACTGCTGACGCAGACTACGAACCAGGCACTGTAGTTGAGTTAGGTGGCGAACAAGAAGTTACTCAAACTACCAGACCTATTAGTGTAGCAATAGCTGGTGTAGTATCAACGGATCCTGCATATTTAATGAATGCTGACTTAACAGATGGAATAAGCGTTGCACTCATTGGAAGGATACCTTGCAAAGTTATAGGTACTATTCACAAAGGTGATATACTTGTAAGCAGTTTGACCCCTGGACATGCAGAAGCACACAGAGATATACACAGTCCACCAGCTGGAAGTGTAATTGGAAAAGCAATTGAATCTAAATCCAATGATGGTTCAGGAGTTATTGAAGTGCTAGTAGGAAGACTCTAGTGTCTGAACGATACAGAACCGATTACGACGGCGAGTTTGTTATTATCAATAACACAATCAAAGATGGTAAAAAAATTCAAGAGCGTGAATGGATTGAAAATCCAATTGAAAACCAACACATATCTGGATGTGCAGCAGTTATTGGACATGGTCAAAGTCGCTATCATACAATTTATAACGGCAAGTTTAATCTAAAAAACAACATAGAAAAACATGCAGGATGGCATTTAGGGCGTAAACGTTTACAGAGTTACGGAGCCGAAGGTTGCTGGCAAGAAATGCAATGTGATTTTTATATCGAGTATGATAAAGAAAAGTTAAAAGAAATACGTGAACAAAAATACAGTGAAAAGGTAACTGTATACAGTAATGCAAGAAATTGTATTTCTAACCCAGGAGAATTTTATCTAGTTCCTTATGGACAACGCGGAAGTAGTATTTCAGTTGCTGCTTGGTTGGCCTGTTTTGATGGACACAAAGAAGTATACTTGCTTGGTGTAGATGGTACTAACGAAAATGAGGATGCCAATCAACAAAAAATTAACGAACTCAATAAAATTATAACAACCTATCCAGGTGTGCAATTTATATATGTGTCAGATAGTAAACTTGCTCCAGATGAATGGAGACAGAATAGAAACTTTGTTCAATGGAAGTATAGTCAGTTTGTTTCACATTGTGATATTTGAAACTGTTTGATTGTATCAATTTTCTTTAATATCTCTTCAAAATTAATAGTAGTCCACAGTCCAGGATGTAAAGGCTTTGGCCATACTCCAGATTTTATCCAACTATATCCATAATGTTCGTTGTTTAATACAGGAACAAATTCTTCGTCAACTAAACAGAAAAATGTATGATAACTGAAATGGTTGTCAACGCTAGTAAACTTTTCAATTGGTACTAGTTTAATAACGTCAGGCCATAACCCAATTTCTTCATGACATTCACGTTGTAATGCCTCATTGAGATTTTCACCAAAGTCTACTTTACCTCCTGGTAGTCCCCAACATCCAGGATTTTTAGAATCATTGCGTAGCAAATATAAATATCTGTCTGTTTTTACACTGTAAAACCAAACTCCAACTGCATTGATCAAAGCACTAAACTCCACTCGCCTTCAGGATATAATCCTTCGTAACTCTTTAGCCATTCTCCTGCTGCCCATCTATATTGCACACTTGTATTTGCATTGGTTACGTATTGTACATTACTATCTAAACTTGAATCAAACGAAATGTTCCATCTTGTGCCATTATATTCTACTATATCGTTTGTATTAGCAACTAGAGGAGTACCGTCTGTGCCTCTCCAGGCTTGTGCAAACCCAGGATCAGTTGCACTGTTACTTCCGGTATCGTTAATAAACAAGTATCGTTGTCCACTAGCGGCAACTGGTAAACCATATCCACCACCACCTACAGTTTCTGGACCTTTTGCTTGAGGATCAACTATTGCGTTAACTGATGGCAATAATGTGTTTTGTGGAGTTGTGTCAGTATCAACAGTAAACAATAGAAATCTATCATCAGTTGGGTGATAAGAAACTGTTCCAATAATAACAGTATTATCGTAAGGATTATCCAAACGAACTTGACTTATTCCGTTTCGTAAACTACCATATAGATCAATCACAGTATGCCACATCAAGTTACTTGGAGGAGCAGGCGGAACCTTAACACCATCATTATTTAAAATGACTGTGGCAGGCTCTAACACTTGTAGTTGATTACCTAGCAGTAATGTTTGATAGTTATAAGGAGTAAACTTTTGTCTAGTACCCATTAGTAAATCATTGTCAAAGATTGCATTGTTCATATCACCGTTACCATCAAATACACTTGCAACAATTCTCTCAACTACACCAAGTTTTTTAACTTTAGCAGGAGGTGAGATCCAAATTGGCATAACAAATCTTAATGTAGCGATATCAATTGCATCATCTGTTCCCATTGGGATTGATCTTGAGCTCCAAGTTACTTGTTCTAAATACATAACACTAAGACTGGTCCAGTCAATAAAGTTTTCTGTGCTTTGTATTTCTAAACTGGGGTTAAATAACGTTAATAGTTGTTCTAGCAATTGTAATTTTTGATTGGTATTTGATGTCCAAATGTCTAGGTTAACTTCTAAGTCAAATGGCACAGGCATGAGTTTTTCAATAGTAAATGCATTACCTTGTGTAGTTTCGTAGGATTCTGATTCAGTGTCCCATAAACGTTGTCTTACGTTTTGTTTTTCGATGTAGTATGGTTCTTGTATTCTATCACGTGCATAGTTTAAATTGGTAACATGAAATGTCATCAAAGGTGTACTAGGCAAACTGTTTGCACTGTTTTGTTGTATAATAGTTTGAGCTTGTCTAGTAGCATCACCATAACGTACTGGAACTCTATATAATGCTTTAGCAGTATTGTCTTCAGTTCTTCCGTATTCTACTTGAAAGTTAGAAAATACTCGAGTAAACTGCAACAAGAACCTGCGTATTTGTTCGTCGTAAAAGAATTGAGTTAATGCCATTAATTGTCAGCCTGCGGTTTAAGTAGTTTACTAAGTGCTTGACGTTGTGGAATGTTTCCGCGATCTTCTGTTGCAGTTTCATTTGTGTTGTTAACAAAACTACTGCGTTGTGTCTGTGATTTTACGTTACCATAATTAGCAACTGCTTTTTCTTTATCACCTGGTGTTAAATTAGTTCTCACATCGTCCTCGTACTTAACCCATCTTGTACCACTATAGCGAAAAAGTCTATTTGGGTAATAGTCTAATCTAAGTGCAAAATCTCCGCTTTGTGGATTCGCCGGAAAACTAATACCCGGAGTTACTGGTAATCCATTTGGAGCAAGTCCGTCGCCGGTTAAATATCCTAGTGTG